GGGTCTTTTTTCCCCGAGATATACCCGCGTTGAATAAAATGTCGGAAGATGTACCATAAACACTCCGTAATGTCGAGGTTGTATATCAAAATATCGTATAGTTTCTCACGAAATTCGGTAAATTCGAGAGTATCGGGATGTTCCATGACGTGAATAATATGGTCGCAAATGATATTGAAAATGTCTTTCGGCAACTCGTCGACGTTTTCTACCGTCGTAAACGATTGGATTTCTTTTAAATTCAATATCGATTTACTGTCGGCGGTTTTTAATATTTGGTAGGCGTTCTCCAAATGTTTTTTCGACAATTTACGTTTTGTTCCTATTTTATGTAGAAACGCGTTGGATTGTTGTGTATTGTCCGTTTCACACTCCTGCGAACTTCGTTCTTTAAGCCCGAATGGAGACAAGTTTCCTCGTTCTCCTTCCGCTCCCAAAGGCACTTGTGTTACGTCGCGTCCGGAGTACTTCACACCCTCTGACGAAATCGGTAAAGACGTAGCGAATATAGACATGGATGGTGTAGTTGTCGGAATGGATGATTCGAATACCGTTTTCGGAGAAGACAATATCTTCGAAAAGATTTCGACGGATGGTTTCGCCACTCCTATTTTCTCGCAACAATTCAATATGTTGTTCGGTATAAAACTGATATGTTCGGTTAATAATATAAATCGTATATGGATATTGGGCGACAACGCGTTGCTGTGCTGTATATAACTATAAAACACCTCCAATAATTCGCTATGAATCGAATGGAAGTTTTTACATACAATAATACCCGTCTTATCCGGTTTCACCGACAAAATATCCACGATTTGGAAAAACACCTCATGCCACAACGTCTTCGAATGACATCCCAATAACGCCATATCGATTTCGTAATGTATGTCGCTAATACGATACACATAGGACTGCTTCTCCGTCTGGATACTGATTTTTTTATCGTATTTTAGATGACTCGGCGAATATCGTTCCAACAAATACAATAATTGAGAGTATTTGCCACTTCCGCATGGGCCATACAATATCATATTTCCCAATTGCGGAATCGTCTGCGGAAATGAACGAAAACGGTCTTCCAATTCTGGATGAATATTGTATGTTTTTACCGAATGTATATATTCTTCATATTGCGTTTCGTAATATTTCATCAGACAAAAACCGAGAGTATAAATTGAATACACAAATCAATTTATACTTTTTTACGTATTATTGTTTTTTCTCACGCATTGCTGTTTATATTGTTGGTTCCACGCCATCAAATACATTTCGTGAAATCTTGTCTTTATTTGGTAGTTCCGGTTTCGTCGGCTTATCTTCTTCATCGTCTTTTGATGAAATACCACCGACCAGTTCTTTATTTGATAATTTCGAGAGATCGTTTGAATATACCACCAACAAACACATCATTATCACTACGGCAATTGGTGAAAGATACTCGATCAATACCGTCATGATTCTAGGTACATTTTTCGAATCGAAAAGCGAAAACGGCAATATTACCATTAAAAACACAATAAACGACGCAAACAATTCTTTCAAGTGATAATACTTGTGGAATTTTGTCAAGTCTTCGATTTTGTTATAACTGTTTATGGTTAATCCGGCAAATATGACTGCCAACATCACCAAAAAGGTTCGGATTGCCCAAAACGCGTCCACGAAATTCCATAAAAAGTGTGTGTTGATACTCAAGACGCTTCCAATAGTACCCAATATACCGTTAGGTTTACCAGACGTGGCGCTTCGTAGACTCGAAAATACAATAATGAGGAATACTGCCGGGAATAAAAACAACAACGATGTCAATACTTTATGATAAATATATTGAGTATCGGTTATCGTGTTTTTCGGTGCGTCGAAGATATTTCCGCGTTTGTCTTGTAATACAATCAAATACACCAAAATACATAATGCCGCGATCCCATCCACCCCGTTTAAGATTCCGGATATGAATTCAGGAACAATCATACCGGCCATCGGCGCAAGATAGGTATATATATTTCCCGCGAGAGTGAACAAATAGAAAATCATTGTCGTGACGCCCAACACAATCAACGACTGATATCCCGGATACTTTCCTCTTATGGCTTCGTCTATTTCTTTATTGAATATGGATTCATCTTTGCTTGCCATTTTGTTTGATTCTACCGCAATAGCCATTGTAAGTGGAACAAACAGCAATTTAAAGAGAGTAAATGTCGATACTGAACTGTTTGGATTCGTGAAAAAACTCATCATATTACTCATTGTACTTCCGGTAAAATAACCATACAATGGTATAAACATCGGCGCAAAATACACCAAGAAAATCGTCATCAATACCCAAAACAAATTCCCGAAATTTACTCGGAAATCTTCCGGTAATAACGGATGTTGCGTATACTCTTGGTATTTACGCTCGCTACCCGTCTTATATCGCGTCTCTTCAGCAATCTTCCGACGGTCTATTAAACTAAACAAACCCAACCCTAACCCCATCACCACAAACGCCAACAACATATGACCCCATTTGATATAATCGTCCGGAATCGTTTGCGATACCCACGAGAAAACTCCTTCCGCCATTTGTGTAGGCGAAAAATAGAGGCGAAATGACAATACGGTGATTAATACGATGGTTGCCACAAACATACCCTCTATGGAGGATAGTTCGGACCTATATTCTGGCGACAACATTAGTTTTTCACCCTTTTTACCAAACTTTGCTTGTAAATTTCCGAGAGTCATCATCGTAAGAACCGACGACACGAAATTCAATGAAAGGGCAATCAAAATGAGAACCGCGAGTATTTTCGTCCATCGCGTCGATGGGTCCGCGCTGGAATTCTTGAAAAACGAGAATAAATCATTCCCCAACATGACACTATACGCCAGATTCACCACGAAAAACAACCCCAAACCCAATAATTCGAGAGTCGTCGAATACATCAATGTGAAACATATGATGAAAAGCGTTAATAGAAATATGTATTTCATAAATGGAAAACATGACGCCATTCTATTCACACTACACCTTTTGTATTATCCGTATATTTTTTATAGAACGTAGGGTAGGTTGTAAGAGTGTATGAAAACTTATACACTATATGTCGTCTGAATCCATTTCAATAATACATCCAAATTACATTTCCAACAATCTTCCTTAAATTTCTTTATATTTAGGAATGTTGGTTTCTTCACTCCCGCTTTTTGATAATACACATATGCTCCATATTTTCCCATCCGCACACTCATTTCCGGTGTTAATACCCGTATCGTTGGATTCTCGGTTGGATTCTCAGTAGGACTTTCGGTAGATAACGTCGATAGAGATGCTGTTTGATATGTATCTGGAATCGATGAAATATCGAGAGTATTTAATCCCAACTCCACTCTTTCTTTCTCTCGTTTTTTCATTTCCAATAATGGCAATACATCGGCCAATTGTATTGTATCTACTGGTTTCGCTAATTGTTTGACCGATACTTTCATATCCCCACACACAACGTACGCTCCAAACTTGCCCGATTTTAGCAATACTTCGTTTCCTTGAAATACACCCAATTGTTCTTCCGGAATTTCCACCAAATCGTCTACCGAATACTCTCCACGTTTGACTTTTCCTAAATCTAAATCGATGGTTTTCTTTACGGATTTATATTCTACTGATCCATCTTCGAGAGTGCGTTTCAATGACGCGCCGGATGTATGAAACACCAATTCGACGTCTTTTTCGATAACATACGTTTCGCGTTTTATTGCGGACAACGGTTTTTTCAACGCTTTGATTCGCGCATAACATTCGCGACATATTTCTCGCCAAGATGTGGTCGATATTTCCGGGTCAGCCCCAGACACTTCATCCAACTGTGCTTCCATCGTTTTCGTATAATCATAGGAAAACAAACTCTCGAAATATCCCATCAGGAATTCTACCACTAGTATTCCTGTAGGTTGGATGACCAACTTGTCTTTTTCTTGTCCGAATATCCTTTCTTTCGATGTTTTTTCGAGAGTCGGTTTGCCATCCAAACCAGTTAGTTTGTATTCGCTACATACTATTGGTGTTCCTGGAACATCGCGTTTCTTCACATATCCACGTTCTTGTATCGTTTCTACGAGAGTAGCATACGTTGATGGACGACCAATACCCAATTCTTCCAATATCTGTATCAATGACGCTTCGGTATAATGTTTCGCGTTACAATCCGTCGCGGAAATCATACTCTCGATATACTGAATCTTTATCGTCTTATCAATAAACGATTCGAAATACATTTGTAATCCCGTTTGGTGTTGTACAATATCTACGCCTTCGCCATCGTCGTTTCCGACGCACACACGTTTCCATCCTTGAAAAACCGGAATTTCGAGAGTATATTCATAATAACACGAATCCGGAGCACTTATTCGAACCGGTCTAGACTTATAGGTTGCCGTAGACATACAACTTTCTATCGTATTTTTCCATATAAACCTATACATCGCGACCAACGATTTGTTCTCGTCCGTAATAAACGGCATATGTATGTTTGTTACGCGAATTGCCTCGTGAGGATTTCCCGCTTCCCCATTTTCGAGAGTTGCCAGGTTACCAACATATCGTGGGTCGGTCCACTCTCGCAATATATACGATTCGGCTTGTTTTAGAAATACCGGCGAATATTTTCCACTATCGGTTCGCATATAGGTGATTAGTCCCATTTGATACAACGATTGACACAAACTCATGGTCGTTTTCGGAGAATACCGCAATACCGAACTCGCGGTTTGGAGTAAACGCGATGTGGTGAATGGTTTGGGTGGACTCTTGAATGTATCTTTCGGAGGAAACATCGAGAGTCTATGTTCGAATGTCTTGCTTTTCTCTAAAAACGCTACCATTAACGTTTCCGTTTCATGTTTTTGATGTAAATCGAACCGGATACTTCTCTCGAAAAATACTCCCGTTGTTTTGTATTGTGTTTCCATCTTCATCTGTTTTGCCTTCAAGTGATGGTCATATACCAACCGTAAAGCGGGAGTCTGACATCTACCCGCCGACAATCCATTCGATTTATCATTACATATGTGTTTCCATAATATAGGTGATACCGTATATCCCACTACCATATCGAGCACTTGGCGCGCGTGTTGGGCATGTATCAACGACATGTTGAGTATGGTTGGTGATTCTACAGCACTTCGTATGGCATCTTTCGTGATTTCGTGAAACAATATTCGTTTAGTGGTTTCTGTCGGTAATTCGAAGACATCGCAAATGTGCCAACCGATTGCCTCCCCCTCTCGGTCATCGTCCGTCGCTATCAATATGTTTTCTTTCGGGAACTTGGCGATAATTGTGCGCATCATTTCGACGTGTTTTGCCTTTTCTTCTATCAGGGTGAATGTAGGCGTGAAATCGCGTTTTGTATCGATGGATTTCAGTCCGTCGATGGTACGTATATGTCCTTGCGAAGCAATACACTGATATTCCGACCCTAAATATTCTTCGATTTTCTTACATTTCGATGGAGATTCTACGATAATCAACCATTTGCCGGTTTTCACAAACCCTTTTTGTTCTGTTTTTGTTTTACGAAAAAATCGTTTTGGAGGCATTTTTCGAGAGTATTGTATTAAGATTGTTTCGGTTATGTGTTTATGTTTTTTATGTAGTATTTTGTTTGGATTTAGATAATACTGTAAAGTATTTTGGAGAAGTTCGAAACGCAAGTGCCTTTGGGTGTTCGAAGGAGTTTATATATATCGGTGTTTGGTTGCGTCGAAATTTTGTATGATTTGTGCTTGTGTCAACGCAGTATTATAATAATACAATGCCGCAACATCGGCTGGACAGAAATTGTAAATTCCTTCCTGTATTCCTCGAGGGAATTGTAAGGGCGCATTTGATAATGGCATATAACTCTCGCTGTTATTCGCTGTACCAACACGTCTACTGCTTACATATGTATAACTTGGGCTACCAGAACCACCGCCAAATCTTACTACAATCGTATATAAAGCCCAACCATTACTATATACTCCTGATGAGGACCCATAATTTCCATTCACTAAACTACCATTCATATTAAGAATAACAGCACCTGTATTGGATAGACTTAAACTATATCCATCATAAGATGAATAACCAAATTGCTTGCTTATTAGACCGTCACCAGATTCAAAATTAGGTGACGCCGTATTCACGCGTGCCCATATTTGAATAGTAAATGGAGAAAATGGCGTGGTTGGATTAATTGCCGACGCAGCAGCAATTTGTGCAATTTGATTAATACCATCAAATGTAAACCATTTATTTGTATTATCAAATGTCGGGGAGTTTTGAAGGGTTGCGCTATACGACCCACCTGAATCAAGATTTGTCCAAGTAGTTCCAGAGCCGGAGTAAGAACTTGAGTTACTTGCGTCTAAGTGTATGATGCGACTTGTAGTGTATAAACTTGTTATTTCAGGAATAACATCAACCGAAACAGATTCACTACTAGACGCTCCAGAGTTAACTGCTTTTAATTTCACGGTATATGTGGTTCCGTTTGTTAAAGGAGTTGATCCATCTGATGAGAGTGTTGTTATATTCACGGGACTATACGTTTGTGGTGGGTTAAACGCTAAGAAGGTAGCGCCATCGTCGGTAGAATATTCGTAGTTTGTTATAGTGCCACTTTGAGTGAACAAAATATACGCTTCTCTATTTCCGGCTACACTCGATAATGCGGTTGGAGCGGATGGACCAGATGGGGCAGATACGGCTGTCCATCGAGCATAAAGTATTGTATTCGCGGTAATTGTGAAAGTACTTCCTTGTGAATAAGATGTTCCGGAACCATTGGCTTCTGTATTCCATCCGGCAAAGGTGAACCCGGATTTTGCTAAAATAGGAGAACCGGAATTTCCTAAAACGGTAATAATTGAACCCGACGCATAAGAAGTACTGGTTGCCGGGACATTTCCGGTTGTTGGGATATTACCATTATATGTAACTGTGTATGTTGTCGGAACAACTGGTGTATTGGAAGAATTTTTAGAATACGCATACGCTCGTCTATGATTGGCAAAACCAGATCGTTTTTTTCCTGCCATCTAATATACATATATTATACATATATTGGGCGTTGTAAATGCTCAAATGTGTAAAAAATAACGCATTACAATTTGATTCTACAATGGAAGAGGATGATGTTGATAACGATGATGATTTTGACAATGACGATTTTGACGATTACGAAAATTATCAATTTCATACCAAAAATATAAATCCATCTTTGGCAAAATTGTGTGACATTCCTGTAAATCCGAGGTATACGACTATTGATACTGATTGGAAACCACCGTCTACCTATGGAATAACAAATAGTGAACCGATTATACAATCGCTGTATCTTCAGACGATATCCCAAGCGTTAAATATCGATTATATCACACACTTACAAAACCAAATTACAGATATGAACCCTCTCTCGCATTTTCAATTAGAATATATCCATACTCTTGACAATAAAATGATGTTTAATGTGATTGATACATATAATACCACATTTACTGTTATGATACAATATTTAACAGAACCCGAAAATACCAAATAATCGATTCGTGTATTCGTGTCTAATTGTTGGTTTATTATTGTAATAAATTGGTATAAACAATACTCTCGAATATATATGTATCTACATATCATCACACATAAACACACCTATACAATACTCAATAAAACCATAATATGGAATATCGTATTATGATTAGTAACCGTAATTATACCGAATGGTATTTCGCTGACCCTGAAAAATATACTCGAATACAACCTCCCCAAATTGAAATGGAGAGTATTCGTCGAATCGACCCATTCGAACGCAAATGGTTTACTCGCGATATCTTAAAAATCGACGAATCCGGCAATATGTCTATGGTCTATTCGCCCATCCGGAATCAAACCACTATTGCGGGCGTATTGATTCTCGAAAAAAACAAGACGTTCGGGCGAACCGCAAACAAAAAACGACTATTATACAAATGTATCCCAGACGACAAACATCTACCTGCTTTTTTAGTAGCGTATGATGTGAAACTCGGGTTTTCTAAATCCATCGTGAATAAATACGTGGTGTTTCGTTTCGAAAGTTGGGACGATATGCGACCACATGGCACGTTGGTGGAAACTCTCGGTGATGTCGATAAAATCGACGTGTTTTATGAATACCAACTCTATTGTCG